GTCGTCCGGGCGACTTCATTGCCACCAGCGTGCAACTCGTTGCGCGCAGCGCCCATGCCGGTCAGCACTTTGACGTCGCCCCACACGGTGACGACATGCTCCCATGTCCGCACCGGCTGGCCCAACGTGTCCTGGCTCTCAACGAGACGCTCAATTCGGATGCGGCGGTTCAGCCGGCCGGAGGCTACGACTCCCATTACGCCAGCCCTTTGTTCACACGCCGGGGGCGCAGCAAGTACTCGATGCCGATCGGCATTTCATACGCTTGCTTGTCGGTGACCGCGCCGCGGTTCTTGTACATGTGCTCGAGCATCAGCAGGATCGCCATCCGCAGTTTGGCGGGGATGTTCTGCGTGGTGTAGCCCGCGGTAAAGGTCACCGTGATGGCGTTGGCGACGTCCGCTGCCGCCGGCCACTCCCCAGTCACTGGGAGCACCCACGGCACCGGCAGCGAACGATCCACCACATAGCTGTCATCGGTCGCCGTGATCTCTTGGAGATCGGCGTCCAGGAAGACCAGGCTCTGCACCTCGATGAGCGGCGGCCAGGCCAGCTCGATCGCGGCGTTCGGAAATCTGTCGAGGGTTACGGCATAGGTTTTCGGCGCCAGGCTCACGCCGAGAAAGTCCTCGCACGCCTCGCGCGCGGCCGGAATCCCGACCGTGGTCAGCCAGGCATCATCAGGCGTGGACAGCGGCGTACCTTCTGGATCCAGCCGAAGATGCGACCAGGCGAGCGCAAGATCAATCGGCTCCTCGGTCGCGTCGGTGATCAGTTGGATGCCCATCAGGTTCCTCTTCTCATGTGCCGACCGTTGCCTCTGGCCGCGGTCTGTGTGTTGTGCCGATCAGCTTTCTGATACCGCCTGTCCGGGTTGGTGAGCTTCGCGTAAACGACGGTCTTTCCACCCGTGGCGGTGGCTTCGTCCTCGAGGTGCGCGTAGTCCACAACATCCAGATACAAGTCCGAAAGCAGGCTGACTTCATCGGTGACGGCTACCGCGTCAAAAACGGATTCCGCGTATTCACCCGGGCCGGCGGCCGGCAGTGCCTCATCGACAGCGGCAAGCGCGTCCTGCACTTGTTCCCTGTAGCCTGGCGCACCGATCGCTGTATCGGTGACCGACACCACATCGGCGACGGTCTCAGCCACCACTAGACCCGCGACGACGATATCGCTGGCGTCGAGAATGTCTTGAACGCTCCGGGCGATCTGAATCGTCGTCGAAACAGCCTCGGAAGCGTTGACCGCGTCCTGCACCTGCTTGACAGCGGTCTGCACGACCGCCGTCGCAACGTCCGAAGCAGCGGCCGGGTCGCTCACGCTGCGGTGCGTGCCCGCGAATGCCTCAGAGGTGTCGGTGGCGGCGGTGGCGTCTTGGTCTGTCTGGTTGACGCTCGCCTGGGTCGCCGTGGCCTCTGAGAGCGCCCCGCTGTCGATCACCGATGCGGATGCCGCCACCTGCGACGTCATCGCGTCTGTGAGGCTCCCAGCGTCCTGCGCGCTTTCGTCGACGAATATCTCACCGACGGCATAGAAGCGCGCGGTATCCGAGCCAGCTTCGACCGCAACCAGTTCCCCGGAGATGATCGCCGCGCCGTTGAAGACTGCAACGTCCCGACCGGTCTCTGCTGCGGCAAGAGCACCATAGATCGGCACCAGGCCGTTGAAGGCAGCGACATCTCGGCCGGCCTCAACCGCCGCCAGCGCACCGACGATCTCAACCGTGCCGTTGAAAGCCGCCGCATCCGAGCCCGTCTCGACTGCCAACAGGCGCACACTGACGATGGACTCGCTGGTGAACGCCGCGGTGTCCTTGCCGGTCTCGGTCGCCTTCAGCAGGCCGGATACCGGCACGCTGCCGTTGATGAGCGCGGTGTCCTGGCCGGTTTCTTGCCCCGTGAGCGTGCCGCTGATCTGAACGCCGGCGTTGAACGCAGCGACGTCTTTGCCTGCCTCTGATGTCTGAATCCGGCCGCTGATCGGCAGCGTGCCGTTGAATGCTGCGACGTCCTTGCCAGACTCTACGGCGGCCAGCAGGCCCTTGGCGGGAACCGTGCCGTTGAAGGCCGCGAGGTCACTGCCCGCTTCAGCGGCTTGCAGATACCCATAGACGCGCGAGCCGGCCACAAAGAGCGCGGTGTCGCCGCCTGCTTCTGTGGCGGCAAACGACCCGAACGTCTGAACGCCTGCATTGAAGGCTGCGACATCCTTTCCATCCTCGGTCGCAGCGAATGCGCCGAACGTCTGGATGCCGCCATTGAAGACGGCGACGTCCTTGCCGGTCTCGGTCGCAGCGAACGACCCAGCGATCGGCACCACGCCGTTGATGGCGGCGGTGTCACTCGCGTCCTCGGTCGCTGCGAACGATCCGGCGCGCAGAGCCTTTCCGTTGAACGCCGCAGCGTCCTTTCCAGACTCGGTCGCGGCGAAAGAACCGGAGCGCGCCAACCCACCACTGAATGCCGCCGCGTCCTTCCCGGATTCCGTAGCGGTGAACGAACCGGTCACTACGGGCTGAGACGGGGTCTCCCAGACCCCTATGGTTGGGGTCGTCGTACTGCGCGGAGCCCGAATGATGTCCCGGTCGTTTGTGTCCGTAGCGATGCGGGAGCCACCGTTGATCAGGTTCGCCCCGGCCTTCGTCCGCAAGTCGTAAGGGGCGACGCTGCTTTCAAACTGATTGGCTATCGCCAGCCCAGCCAGGTTGCCAGTGGCGGTCCACGGGAACGACGCCACGTTGGTCGCGTTGTTTCCACTGCCGGCGGTAACTGAGGTCGCCTTATCGACAAGCGTCCCGAACCCAAACAACGCGCAGTTCTTGATCTCGACGCCGTTGGTATAGCCAAAACCAAATGCGTAGGAGGTGCCACCGCCCCCGATGATCGTGCAATTGACAAACGAAGAAGGGTTGCCGCCACGCTGATAGAACAACGCTCCGCTCGTGAACGCCGAAACGATTGCGACGTTGATGAGCCTGAATAGCCCGTACTCGAAATGGGCGGCACCGGACCAGGCGACCACACAGTCGACCATGTTCAGTTCGGTGACGGTATTGCTACCGGACAACCTTCCAGAAAACTGCAACCCCCTGACAAACGAAGGGCCGCACCTGTCGCCCCCGTAGGCCACGACGGCACTGAGTGCCACACCGTTCGCGTTGTTGTACCGCAGCGCATTCGTCTTGGCAGCGGGATGATCAATGAACGACTGACCGGGGGCCGGTTCAAGCCACGGGAACCGATGCGCGTCCACGGTTCCGGTCTTGTTGTCGAACATGGCTCCTTCCGGCCATGCCGTCGCGCCATTGCCCTCTTTGTAGAGGATGCCTTTCCAGATCTGGTTTGTGGTCGTCAGGTTCGGCATCGCAGCACTCCACGCTGCGATGGTCGTGTAGTTTCTGGTCGCCCCGCCGATCGTCCTCTCGACGATCTCAACCCACCAAGTGTTCGCTCCAACGGCTGGAGTGTTCCCTGTCGACGCCGCCTTGCATTTGAACCTGACGCCGTTGTAATCGACGACGTCGCCAGCCACATAGGCCGTTGTCGGGCTGTAGGTGAGTGGCGCCCCGCCGTGCGCGGCGTAAGCGGACAGGCTTACAGAGAGCGCCATAACCTTTACCCGAGCGTCACAAACTCAGGCGCCGACAGCGGGATCGGCTTCGATATTTCCGCTGCCTCAAGCGCCGCAAGATCGCTTTCGCTATCAAACGTCACTTCGCTTCGACCGAGCACGGTCATCGTGAGAGGCGCATATGTCAGGTCATATGCCATTGCGCGCTGAAGCAGGATGGACTGTGTGCCCGTTTCCTGATTCGGAACCGACAATGCAGGCTGCGTCATGTGCGCGAAATCCTCGACTGGGGCACCGGGAACCGCCCAGATGCTGTAGGTCTGGTTGCCCGCCTCCGACGATCCCCAGCCATGCCCGTCAGGCATCACGACAATGACGTCGCCTGGCTGAGTAAAGACCGCCGGGTCGTCATTCGCATTGGGGAGTTGCCGAACCTGAACGAGAATTTCTGCCATCAGATTGATTGGTGATAAGTGGCGCCCGCGCCGGACTGATCCAAGGGCTGAACAAACACGCACTGCCAGACGCTTCCGTCCTCCAGCGCCGTGATCTCGTGGAACACCTCGGCCTTCACCAAGAAAGCGTAAGGCGCAATGAACACCGCGGCTCGCTCAACATCCCCGGCCAGTTCGTTCCGATACAGAACCCGGATGCTCCCTTTGAGCAGGAACGTCCAGTGATCTTGATAGTGCTGGTGCCCATCTAGGATCTGCCCTGCATCACGGCAGTGCGTCCTGAAGAACAGACCGGCATGCTCCCCATAAAGAGGAGGTAACACCCGGCCGTCGAAGACGTCCTCGGACATCAGAGCCTCGAAATCAATTCACCGACCGTCGCGCAGACGGCGGACATCGCTGCCACCGAAAGCGCGAGGCGGAACATCATGCTGCGTGCGTGATCGTGCCGGCCGTGATCACGACGGTCTGGTTGATCGTGATCGAGGTCGAATCCAGGATCACGTCGGTGCCAGTGGTGCCGACGGTCAGGCCCGACACGACAGTCACGTCAGCACTGTCGGTGATGATCGCGTTGGCCGCGGTGCCAGTGGCCGTCGCGGTCGTCGAGATGTCCGGGTCGAAGTCGAACGTCAGCACGTCACCAGCAACGGTGCCGCACGGGTCGGTCAGGGTGATCGTTGCCAGCACGGTGTTCGCGCCGTCGCGGATCTTGAGCTTGCCGCCAGCGGTCCCACCGTCCACGGTGTTCGCAACAGCTTGCATACGGGCGGTCTTCACCGCGGTCGAATAGATCACTGCCATGTTGATTGCTCCTTGGAATTACGATGCGGTGAGGCTGACGCTGTAGGACACGTTGAGCGTGTCGCCAGACTCCAGCGCGCGAACAGCAGCAAACGATTTTGCCGCGAACAGGATCCCTGTGGTGCCGCCTTTCGTCCCGTTGGTCGCAAGCATCACACCGTTGATCGACACCGTGGCGTTGATCGAGAACACAAGAGGCGCGCTGGTCGCCTTGGTGCCGTTGGCGGCAGCCGAAAACGCAGCGGCGGGGCGCGACGCCTGGGTGTACGCCGTGGACTCGGTCCAGCCCTTCGCCACCAGCGTGTCGCCGGCCACGATCGCCGAGAACCCAGCGTTATCGATCAGACCCATGAACAGTCCGGTGACGCCGGTGTCCAACAGGTAGTTGCGGCCCGTGGTGACGATCAGGTTCGCACCTTCCTCGACCCACAGGAGTTCGCCTGCAGCGTTTCGCGCTTCTGCGCGCACCCAACCGTGACTGGCAAGAGCATCTTGCGCTTCGCGGTTGGACTGAATCGACGCGACCGCCAGGTCGAACGTCTTGACGTTTTCAGGGTTTGCCATGCCTTCAGACCTCAAATTGGTTGTGCGAATTTATGCCGGTTTGGCCGGTTTGGGTAAAGCCTGCACAGATTCGCCGCGTTCACCCTTCTCACCATCGCGCCCGTCGCGCCCTTTCTTGACAGCCAAGCGCCAATCGGTACTTTCGCCCGGCTTACCGGCGGGCATGTCTTTCTGCGCCAGCCAGAACGATCCGCCGAACGTCACACCGTTGCCGCGCAGGTAGCGCTCATCGGCCTTGAAGACGCCGCAGTCGGTGAATGCGGGCAACCGCAGCGCGAATTCCTTGACGACATCGCCACGCGCGAAACGCAGGATGACGCCACCGTCGCCGTCATGCTGGAGATCAAAATCCTCCAGCTCAAGAGCGTCTCGACCATCCTTGCCGTCGCGGCCATCACGGCCATCCTTGGGCACTGGGATGCGATCAATCGCGCGCTGCAGAGTGTCGCTCGCGGCGCGCTCCCAGGCGAGCGCCCAGATGGCGTGCTGCTGCTCCAGCAAATTCTTCAGCCGAACATCGACAGCCTCATCAAGGACCGGATAGACGTCCTCTTCCAGGTCGATGCTCTTGCCATCTATCCCCGCAGGGCCTGGGGGCCCCGGCGGACCAGCAGGGCCCGCGGGCCCGATCTCGCCAGGCTCACCCTTCTCGCCACGCTCACCAGCGGCCCCGGGCTCACCAGGATCGCCCTTCTCGCCCGGCGCGCCTACGGCCCCGGGTTCGCCCGGCGCACCAGACTCTCCAGAAGGCCCTGGAGCGCCGTCCATGCCTTTCTCGCCACGCTCACCGGGATCGCCCTTCTCGCCGCGCTCAGGGCGCTGCGCGACCGCGTCGCGCAACTCAGCGAGCTGCTTGAGCACCGGATCGAGAAGATCCTTGACGACAGTGGCTACAGCTTTGCTGAAAGCCTTCGCTTCACCGGTTGAGAGCATCTTCCAGATCCTTTCGAAATAGCGCGGCGTAGAAGGCACCACGCTCTTCCAGCGCGTCTGAACTCTCCGGCACGGCCTTGGATGTATCGCCCTCGCCCTGGATAGCATCCTCCAGTTCATCCGGCGCAGTGTCTTCTGTCTCGTTCACGGTCGGCGCGGGTGTCGAGCCTGGTGCGGCGAGCGGATTGGTCATATCACGCGCAGCCAGCGCGGCCAGACTGTAGTTTTGCTGTTGCATGTAGGGTGCCCCGCCGCCCGTGACCGGCTTCAGATTCAGCCAGCGACGGCGCGCTTCGTTGGGGCTCACCGCACCGCTGCCGATTGCATCGGCCGCTGCCTTCACGCGGGTCAGCGTGTCGGTCTTCAGCAAGTCTTCCAGTTCAAATTCGGTGCCCAGCGTGCGCCCGGAGACAGAAGTCAGACCCAACCCATCATCCAGCAATGCTTCGATCGACTCGATCAGAGATTGCAAGCAATCCGAATAATAAATCTGATTCAGGATCTCAGCGTTTTGGTACGACGGCAGTTGCCCGACGCCGACCTTGTACGGCGGCACATGGAAGGCGCTGCAAACCTGCTCCGCCGACAATTTCAGTTGGTCGATCAACTGCGAATCGACGGCGTTCACGGCCATCGCTTCGTACTTGAGACCGTCGCCCAGCACGGCGACCTTGCCAACATTGTTGCCGGTGTAGTTGTGCTCCCAGTACTCCTTGATGCGCCGCGCGGTTGCGTCGTCGATGCGCGCAGGAGCCGAAATCAATCCGCCCGGCTGGCTGTTATTGCCAAAGAACCGCGCAGAACCCTTCTGGATCGCTAGACCTTGTGCGGCTGCGAGCCCGCAGGCGTAGAGCGGCGAGACGCCGACCAGCGGGTGATGCAGACACACCATCGTGTCGTGGATGATCTCCGACGCGGGAACGGCCGGCAGACCCTCAGGAACCTGCGCCAAGTAGTCGCTGGACAACTGGTAATAGACGCCGCCGTCCTCTGTCACCAATGGCGTCACGCGCGTCGGATCAAGGACGTACAACGCCGTCACAACACCGCGTTGGTCGCGCTGCTTCAAAACATAAGTGTTTCCGTGGATCAGCTTGCTGACGATCCATTGCTCGACGAACTTTTGGCGAGTCTGGTATCGGTTCGGCTTGCGCAGCACGGGCAGGAAGGGCGAATTGTTCGACACCTCCACCCAGATGCCGCTGCTGTCCTGCTCGACCAGCTTCAAGCGCAACTTGCCGATGTCGGACGCGATGAGCGTGATGCAGGCGTAAACGGTGGCATAGGACAGGATCGCCTCGCGATCCAGTCCGATGATGTCTCGCTGCCATGCGCCGGTGAAGGGCTCGTGGATGATGCTCCACCAACCGCCTCGCGGTGACATTGTGCCGACCGAGCCGACCGCGGCTTTCTCCCGCTTGGGCAGGCCGATTTCGAATCCCAGGATTCGCACCAGATCAGCCCTCGGCGCTCATGTCGCGGCGGAAATAGCGGCGCTTCTTGCGCGGCTTTTCCGAGTCAAGTTCGGGCTCAGGCTCGGGCGCGGGCTCGGGCTCGGGCTGCGGTTCAGGTTCGACCTCGGTCTCGGCCGCAGGCTCTTCCACCAAAACGTCCTCGACGGGGTCAGGCATAGGCTCAGGCTGGGCCTGCACCTGGGCCTCAAGCGCCGCGCGCCTCAGAGCGACAAGCAGCCGCGCATCACGGGGATTCGCCTGCAAGAGTTCGCCGGCCTGCCACTGGCGGCCCGCAAAGTTGAACACCTTCAGTGCTCTCAGCGTGTACATGACCATCCTCTCCAAAGAAACGGTGAGCCAGCCGTAGCCGGCCCACCGTAAGCACCACACAGGAGACAGGAAGCCCTTACAGAGGCGTCACGCCGACCGAGGTGTACGCCGCGTCGTTCACATAGGCGACGGCCGAGGCGCGACGCTTTGCGAAGTTCATCGGACGGATCACCCGGATCGCCACGGAGTCCTCTTGGAACATGTTGGTCTGGTTGACCGACTGAGCGACCGGCGTGTCGGTGGCGCCGGTCGGAGCGGTGTCCTGCTCGATCGTCGCCTCGCGGCTCATGTCGACGCGCAGACCCGTGTCACCGATGCGGTAGATGTCCGACGGCTTGAGCAGGATCAGGTGAGCCGGGTCGACGTTGTCGCCGGTCACGATCCGATCGCCCTCGAGCGTGCCCGAACCCGTCGAAGCAAACTCCGGCTGGCCCAGCGCGTTGCGCATCAGCTGCATCGTCTTCGCCAGCGCGGGGTTCGCCACGAAGGTCAGGCCGGTCGCGTTCTTGGCAGCCAGGAACGGCGCGTACAGAGCAGCGATGTCCGAGCGCACGCCGTCAGCACCAGTGCCGGCCGACGGGATCGGGGTCACGCCGTACAGGATGCCGGCAGGCGAGACACCAGGCACGCCCGGGTCAGCCGACAGGAACGTCTCATCGATCCGCTGGGCCATCGCGCGCACCAAGGCGTCACGGACCAGCATCTCAGCCGAGGGCGACGAATCC